CTAAAGAGGGTGCAAGCTTGACAAAATTCCATGTAAGAACAGAAAATATTAATCGTCAAGTCTTGACAGTCACGTGTTCTATACTCATTAGTCAAAGGCTAATTTTCATACTAAAATGTCGAATGCTCAAGAGAAAGAAATTTCCGCAGAGGCGATGGAAGAGTTGGATTCGGGTGTGACAGGAGAATTATTGTCCTCTAAAGTCAGTTCTTTCTTGCATGGCCTGCAGAATAAAGTTCAAGGAAAAGATAAGAACGAGACGCCTGTTGTTCGAGTTCAACCTGAATCAGAGACCGGAGACGAGTCGTCTCTGAAACAAGAACCAATGAACCTTAAGCCTGCTATAGGCATCTACGGAAGTAGTGCTCAAGGAAGAATTTCCTGGGGAGATCAACCGCCTCAAGTCTCGTATAATCCAGCTTCAAAGCAAGTCTCTGATGCCCAACTTGCAGGAACACTCCTGGTTGCGGACGTCAAAGGCATTAAAGAGCTTCTTGACAAACAAGAAGTCTTGATTGCATCACTGACCTCTAGAGTCAAAGCATCTGAAGATCGAGTTTCTCAATTAATTAGTGAAAATAACACTCTCAAGAATAGGATCAACATTTCGGAGAAGAGACTACTCGAGCTTGATCAGAGTAGTCTTCTTGTGATGGAACAGGCAGCTCGAATTCTGAAAGATTCTGACTCCGATATCGTCAAGAAGACAGATTTTAACAAGGAGATTAACAAGAGCTCGAAATCTATTGAAAAAGTATCAAAGCAGAAGCCTCTTCAACCAACTGTCCCTACTCAAGTGGGAAAGAAGACTATCAAGAGATCGTTCGCGAGGAAGAACATCTTTTAAGTTAAGAATGATTGAGATATCATCCAGATTCAACTGCTCTTCCATACTTATTTAAGAAAAACCGGTCAAGAACAGAAACAACAGCACTCTATTCTTATCAACTATTCAAAATCGAGTATTCAAAATTGAGAATTCAATAACCTACTTATCACTCTACAAAATGGCAGCTGCAGGACTTCCCACCTCCGAGATCTTCAAGTCGTCAAACCGGTCTGCTCAAACGACAAGGATCACCGAGACGATCAATTACTACAAGCTACCTGACTTCCCCATCACTGATGACATGCAACGTTCGCTCAGATCTATCTTTGCCATTCATATGATAAAGGCGAAGCAAGATATCAACGAACTAGATGAACCAGAGGATGCTATCTGCTACATCCTCACGGTTACAGAGTTGCTGTTTCCAGGGACGATTGACCGCCTTACTACGAATCGTGTCGCGCCGATTCGAGCAACTAACTTAACGATTGATCGCGATGCTTTCCGTGACTATGTGCGTGGTCTTGTCGGAGAGAGGGAGAATGCTGGGAATGAAGAAGCTGAAAACAATCAAGAAGAAGGACGAGATGAGAACGGTGAGTCGTCCAAGGGCAAAGAGGTAGACAGATCGGATGCAGGAAGCACTACTACTCACGAGATTTTCGAACTAGATCTGGGCTTTACGATAATTGCAGTCGACCCTGACCTTGTTGGGATTCCATTGAACATCATCGCTGGAAGATGGGGAATCGAACTCTTTCCCATAGGAAAGAACGTGTCTACTGCCAATCTCATAGGCTTCAGGCAAAATCGAGTTAGGGCAGTCATGCAAACGTTAATGCTCCCGAATGACTTTCCAGTTTTCCGAGATGATTTGCTCCCCAGGCTCGATGTTCTTCGCGGAATAGAGCGAGCTTTCAACTCTTACTCGGCAATTCGGTTAGACCTTGCAACGAAGTGGGCCACACAGGTCAACGCCGGAGCCGACAGTCGCGAGGAAGAAAACTTCCTTATCACATTCCGACTTACCGACGGTTTCGGTCTTGGCGCTCCAACTTTTATTGTAGATCTCTTAAATGCTTACCCCGAGCTCGAGAACTTCCCAGAGCTGACTCCAAGAGTCCGTGCGTTCAAGGAAGCACTTGTCTCCTTTATGAGGGAATCCCCTGAGCTTCGAGGCTTTGTCAAAGTTAGATATGGACCTCGATACAGACTATTTGCCGCTACAACAAGGGGAGCTTTGATTGCGTTGGCTGTCGCCTACAGAAAGCAATCCGAACCGACTGCCGGCAGATTTGTGGATACTACCCCGTTTGCTGAGACTATTTCAAGAGCTAACGCCTTCCTCGTGTCTCAGGGCAGACTGCCAATCGCTGATACTGGAGCTGTTGCGGCAATCAATGCCCCTGCAGTTTAGCAGGGATGTAGTATCTCGATATCCACCCCTAGCTAAGTAAGTCCAACTCTTGATTCAGTCTTTCCCGAATGTGTCATCTTCACTCGCTTCTCAATTATTTAAGAAAAACCGGATAAGAACAGAAAATAGAGATCATCAAAAACATGAGCTTAATCTCAGTAACTGTTAGAGAATCACAAGCTATTGGGTTAAGATTCCCAATCGGATATCACGATCCATTGTGGAAGTTAGCAGCTTTTGGACTAGCGCTCAAGAATGAAAAGCTGAGATCAGAATTTAGGCATGCTGCAACATGGTCTATAATCTTTCTAGCTAGATTGGCATCTCCCGAAGATTATTTGTCTGTCAGGACTCATCCCGTTGTAAATCTGGTCGACCACGTGTCTGTCTCCGAGTTGACAGAGCATTGCGGATTACTGCCTTCAAGCATTCCAATCGGATCACTACAGAGGGTTGCAAAGATAGCACTATCCGCAAGTACTTTGAAACAAGAGACAATCATTTCTTACCTCGGAACACTAGATGAAGATATACCTAATCTCATCAGGGAATTGCTTCTGTTCATTTCTCAATCACATTGCTCTAATTCTCAACGAATTAGAATTAAGCGAGAAATAACGGAGGTGATTAATTCCATTGGAAACGAGAAGTTAGCTGGAGTCATTGAAATGATAGAATCAATTAAATCTCTCGCTATTATTTAAGAAAAACCAGTCAAGATCAGAAATTAAACCAAGCTTATTTGTAATACTACTGCAATCATGGATGATACTGATCTGGAAGAGATCTATCTCAATCGAATAAAGACCTTTGATGATATTCTTGATACACCTATTCTTTCCACTACGAGAGAACGACTTCTTGATCTGTTTACTACAACAGCGAGATACTGTTGGAGGGCGAAACACGCTCACACTTCATCGGGGATGAGAACGAGATCTCAATTACGATTGGAGATGGTGCGTTTTATGCAAACCCATCTTGGGATTCAAAAGCTGACACAGAATACTTACGCAGCCATAGACGCAGCCCTAGATATAGCTGATGAGGACGAAGGTCCTATTGAACTTCTGGACCCAAGAGAGAGGAACGATGTGATACTTGGCTTGATGTCCTCGCTTCGTGTTGTAACAGATACTGGTTCGAATGTCACAGAAGCTCTTCGACTCTATAATGAAATCCGAGAAGGTTCGATGATCCAAATGAAGTCCATGCTATCTCCAATGAAGAAGATAACTTCAATCAGAAAAGAAGCTGTGGATATCGCGAATCAATACTATAAGGCAGATGAACTAATTGAGAAGTTAATCCACAAACGTCAGACTGATGGACTCAACAATGACCAAGGAGCTGGGCGCTTGATCCTCGATGGAGATCTCAAATTTATACTGTTTAGGGGAGATCTCGTTGTGTTTTCATTTCGAGACCGGATTCGAGTTTCGAGTTGGGAAGATTTGCTTGGAATAAGATCAATATCACTGTTTCGGGCGAACACCTATTTACTAATAGGCATCGATAACGATCTTCCAGAGGGGATGCTTGATGCGATTACTAAAATGTATCAATGGCATGATAAGTGTATCAAATGCTATGGGAATCCTGGATTTGAACTTCTCAAGGCAACCGAATCAGTCTTTAAGGCTAGACTCATGCAAATTGGTGATGGACCAGAAGTAGACGATGCTTTTTCCCTAATGATCATCAAGCAGAGAGAGAAAGAATGGAAGCTAACTGAATCATCCCAATCTCCTCTGGTTGATGAATTAGAAAAATTTGCGCTAAGCGTTACACTCCCAAGGATTGCCGCAGAATTGTTTGGAGCTCTTAAGTTCTCTGGTCACCCGGTAATCGACCCAGCTCTTGCTTCAAAGAGTGCGAGAGAATATGGAACAAAGCCTTCAGAAGCAAGCTTTATCGAAACAATGAAGATGAGAGCTGAATTTTGTGATATGCTCCTACGAGGTCACATAGCGAAAAGAGGAAGATGGCCAGCGATTATTTGTTCAGACCACTCACTTCGACTATACAAGCTTTACGAGAAGAAGACGACTAATTTCTCACCTGGTGATTATGATTGGCAAGATTGGTACTTCACCTGCTTCCCAAAAATGCTGGAATTCGATTACACAATTGATTTCTTAGATTTGATGGAAGATAAATCATGCGGCCTTGACCCGGAAGATGCTTGGAAGGCCTGGGACAGCCTAAAAGCTAAAGCACCTAACCTTTCACGGGTCCCCAATGAACGGTCCAAGAAAGTAATTATTAGAGTCCTCTCGATGGACAGATTTGACCCAAAAGAGATTTGTGAGGTGATCCGAACCACAGACCCTAGTCTGATCGAGATATCAATGGCACTCTATCCTAAAGAGAAAGAGTTCAAATTGGAGGCTCGGCTCTTTGTTATGTTAGAATTTGCAGTTCGCGTTTTCCTGACTCTTGCAGAGAAGAATTTTAAACAACTGATGAAGGATTATCTCCCTGACCAATCAATGACGAAGGGAAGGAAAGCAACCATGCAATACCTAGAGTCTATGGCAAACGCGACTCGGACAACAGACACAGACACCTGTTACATTGAGATTGACCTTTCTAGATGGAATCTGTTATGGAGAGGTGTTGTAGTAAATCCTGTTAGCAGGGTTGTTGATGATGTGTTTGGACTTCCTGGAGCTTTTTCTAAAGGTCACAGAATTTTTGAGAACTCAACAGTTATTGTACGAGTGTCTTCTGAAACACCGGAAGGGGTTGATGTTAATACTCGGCCAAGCTCCTGGCCAGAAGGACCGTACATCTGGAGGAGGCATCTGGGAGGATTCGAGGGGATAATCCAAGGTCAATGGACTGCATGTACTCAGGCGGCCGTCCGCTCTATAATGCGAGATATCCCTGAGGTGTTGAGCTACAAGCTACTCGGACAAGGAGATAACCAAATCTTGGGCGTAACATTTAAGAAGTCGCCCACCCTTCCTGAAATGAAGTACGCTCTAGAGGTGTCTGCCAAGATCACCCAGGCAATGGAATACAGATTTAAGAGGCTAAATCAGATAGTTAAGCCTGAGGAGTGCTTAGTATCGAGGAAAACTGTAACTTATTCTAAACTTATATGGCAAGACGGAATCCAAATCCCCACAACTCTCAAGCACGCAGCTACTGTCGCGCCTGTCGGAACATCTAACATTCCGAGTCTAAATATTGCTCTGTCTTCTCTGGCATCAGGGTGTCGAGCAAGTGCTGATAGCTTTTCTGACCCATCCACTGCTTACCTCTATTTTCTCATTCGATTTAGAATGTTTCTTCCTCGTGCAGCTAAGAGCCTTCCAGCTTCATCTCTAATCTCAAAGTTCATCTTTACCAAGGATGCCTTAGATTTCGCTTCCGTGATTCCAAGCGATCTAGGGGGATTTCCAGTCCAAGGAATAACAGACTTCGCATTTGGCGGGTGTTCTGACAGACTATCATCCTCAACAGCAACACTAGTATGTTGGTCACACACGAGGAGACTAGCAGTTAATTACTTAGGTCTATTAGATACTGACATCCCATGGCGCGAAAACCCTGACCCTTCTGCTCTGTTAGAAGACCCATTTGCAGTTCCGATCGTCACTAGCATTGGAGCAGATGTTGTAATAGACGGAGCAATGAGAGAAGTTGTCCCAGAAATCACAAGGAACCCTTTGATAAAACAGATTATTTCTACAGAAACGACCAACTACAACAATTCCCTCAATGAGTATTTATCCAAGTGTAGACCTTTCTATCCCTTGGTACTCTCTGACCTAAAGGAATTATCCGTGATTGGCGTGCGACAGAAAATGTTGAAGAAATTCACTGGAACGAGGACAATTCAACAATTGATAAGACATAGTGCCCGAATCAATTACAAGTCAGAAGTAATCAAAGCTGATTACGCAAGAATTAATCGTTTATTCACCTTGGCTAGTTCGGCAAAGCAGAAGCAGCTGACTAGTTCTTTCAATTCTCGATCGATCTTTGATAGGGTTGTTTCCTATAGAGATCGTTGGTTTCCCACTCCTGGAGTAATAAAAGGAGTAACAGTCTTGCATCCTTTAGAGTCACAATTTGATGCAGAAGGAGAATTATATTCTCAAGATTTCATCGAGATCAGTACTAAAGTTCCACCTTCCATTGCATTAACCACTCGAGGGCAACATTCGGGGAGATGGGGTGACAAGACCTGGGAGCATAGGAAAGTGACAGGGGTAGAGATGATAGGGAAGCAGAAATCAGCCCTTGCAGCTAAACGATTGTTACTTTTGGAATCTCAAATGAGTTCGTCTGTCCAGATTAAGAAGTTTATAAGATCTATTCTTGAGCAGCGGACCATTGTTGATAAAGAAGTTCTAGCAAAGAGCCTTCCAGAGTCAATAGGTGGAGTAATGGATCATAGGTGGGACTCTGTCAACGAGGAGAAAGCATACGCGTGGTTAGGTCCGATCATGCTAACCCAACATACATCAATTCAAACAGACACAATGTCTCACTTGGCTGGTGGAAAAGAAGACTATGCATTCAGCTTCCAAGAGAACATTTTCTTCTTGATGCAGCTTATTAGAGCGAATCCTAATTACTTTCCGAAGAACGTTCTAGCAAGGTTACACTATAAAATCGGAACTCCACAACTAATAGAGAATAACATTGTAAAACTGACTGAGCCTACTGTCATTCCCAAAATTAAGAACCTTAGTTCACTTCAGAAAAATCCCCTAGTTTGTGCCGGTGATATCCTCTTTCAATCTTTAAGTGAAGAGGTCCCCTCTTCAATTGCTCCTTCTGTGGGGCTTCCTCCCAAATGCACTCCTAAGATTGCAACCTCAGTGTTAGTTCATTACTTCCTCGATCAATTAGAGAATCCATTATTATCAGAAGCATCCCTGGATCTCAAAGATGCTCCAGCTGGGCTCTCGTTCGATGTGGGAAGTCTTATTGGAGCAGGTTTGTACTCAGTCATCAAAGCTGCAGGAATTGCTGTCTACTTCCGAGGTGTAGAAATGATGCTGTCAACAACATTTTTGATGGATAGAGTCCAGCTCTCGCTAATATTTGAAAAGCTCTCAACTATAGCTGCCACACCAATATCAAGATTCGCAAATCACCCAGATGTGAGATGCCAGGAGTGGGTTAGGACGACAGGAATCTTGATTGCCCCAGGAAGACATGGAGGAAAAGTGCTTATAAACCGAATAAGTTCAAGGATACGAGAGCAATCACATGAATGTCTTAAAGAACTATTCAATCTCGACAAGTACCGTATAATCCTATCATCGTATGCAGAGAGAGCAACTCCATCTCGTATTCTAGGTTGTTACGTCGCCCTCAACTTCTTGATTCTTACAGAAGGGAGAAATATTGAAGCAGCCAGATCTTTATTTAGGAAGCACACAAACAGTCTCCGTAAAGTAGAGGATGAGAAGATGAGAGTCGCAATTCATCTTCAAACTCTAGAGATGATGAGAGAAGAAGAATTTGATGTTGCAAGCATTATAGCAAATGAATTACTCGAGGGAAGGATCTTGTTCCGAAGTCACCTAGGCTTTGATGAGACAAAGCGTTACCTCCGGACTGGAGATCCACAGCCCTCGACTTATCCTCAGATTGATCTTGAAGAAGTGCCATTCCCTGAGATAAACTTAGGATTGAGCGGTGAATTGCCACGGTTGTCAGACCTCGAAAAAGAAAGGCTCCCTTTTAGTCCGTTAACGAATGCAAATCATCTAATCAAGAGGAACTTCACGTGGGATATTGCTGGTTCATCTCTCTCAAGAGTAACACTTCCCATTCTTGTTGCTGTAAGAAGATTACTGATAGGAAAGAAATGCGCGCTCATCGGCGTTGGCAATGGGGCAATTGCAAGAGATTTATTTTATGTTGGGGTTAAATCTATTGTTGGGGTTGATCTATTGTCTGACATTCCAGACTTACCGGGGATGGGGACTAATTATCTACCCCCCGAGATCCCGGTCTTAACACCACCTGTTAACTGGAGATGGGCCAAAGCCGTATTCCGAGAAGGTGGAGATTGGTTCCAGAAAGAAGTTCAGAATGATATACTGAGTGAAGACTTTGACATCATTGTTGTAGATATACAACCTGGAAGACGAATGATTTGGAAAGATTTAGACCCCTTGATAAGTTCCTCAAAGCCGATGCGAATCTTGTTTAGACGTGAATTGTCTGATAGTGAGCGAGAGATCTTCGAACTGGAGCTTCGAGGAACATTCTCGAGCTTCTACGCTTGGAGATCTCCTTTCAACACAAGCGAATACTGGTACTTCGCGAAAGCTGGAAATTCCGTATCGATAAGAAGACCCAGAGAATCCTCTAGTCAAGTCATCTATAATAAGGTTACTGATCTTGCAATCACATCTAACGTCTTCTACCCTAATAGGCGTTCGGCAATAGCATTGGAGTTAACAAGAGGTAGGGCCTCGCTTAATTCCAACTTGGCGATAACTCTTGATCAATTAACAACACTTCTGACTGCTCGTTCAGCAACGGATAGAGCAATAATCTCAACCCTATCACGACCTGAGATTGCGCTTTCTGTTTTTATTTTATCTAAAATGAGCGAACTGAATTCTTGTTTCATGCAACAAGAAGCAGATGTGATAAAATTCTTGATGACACTAGCCACCTCACCCCCCCCTGCGACAATTCATGGTGTTGACACTTCGAGACTCACAAGAGGGCAAATTTTTAACTCAGTTGTTAGGATTGCGTCAAGACTAATCGTCAAGAAGAAATATTACGAGTTTGCTATTATCTAGAATTAGCACTATTCAAGAAAAACCAGGTAAGAACAGAAACAAACTATGGCTCCATCTTACAAGGAGAAGCTAATTGAAGTCGAGAAGAGATTAAGAGAGATATCGAATGGGAAGGTTATTGAGGATCTTCGAAATGCAAAGCTGAGCTACGTGCATCAGACTATTGGGATTAAGACAGCTGGTCTCATCTCTACAATAAGGAAGATTGCGAATCGTAGGAAAATTGATATTGACATATCCCCGCTCAAGACTGAATTCGTAGCAAATTGGCTTGCCGAATCAGCAAGAGGTATACATGCTATAAATCAAGCCGAAAGAGTTGTAGAGCATTTAGACTCCAAGCTTACCGCTGCGGAGAGAGTAAACAGAGAATTAATGCTTAAGATCTTAGCTCTCGAAAAGAACAATGTGGATCTTAATGGAGTGATCGGTGAGATACAAGGCCATCTTGATCGAATCGAATTGGCAATTGAAGCGGACCCAGATCCTGCTTTAAGGAATCCCACTATTGTAGATATCGTGAGTGCGATGATTGATGATGGAAGACCTACGACTTCATGAATATTTAAGAAAAACCTATTGGATAAGAAGAGTGCAATTGCAAACTGAGATCATTGGTTCAAGTAGGGTTGGAGTAACTGAGAGTGGACTCTTAAATTGACTAGATTGTATTAAATTAGACAAGAGCCATAAAAACAGCAGCCTGCCTAAATGATATAAAAGATTGGAACTGTTCTATGCTAGCACCCTCTTTAG